ATGCTGCCGTGTCGCCATCGGGGCTGTGCGGCCTTGGTGCGCACGCCTGGCTTCTGCGAGAAGCACGCAGGCGAGGCGGTTGGCTGGAAGCCTGACCGCGAGCGAGGCAATCGGCACCAGCGAGGCTATGGGTCCGATTGGGACAGGCTTCGATTGCTGATCTTCAAGCGAGACCGCTACCTATGCCAGTGCGAGGAATGCCAGCGCACCGGCCGTGTGCTGCCTGCCACGGAGGTCGACCACCGAATACCGAAGGCCGAGGGCGGCACCGACGAGCCGCACAACCTGTGTGCGATCAACGTGGATTGCCACAAGCGCAAGACAGCCAAGGAAAGCGGCAGAGCGCGCACAAGGGCGAAGCGGTGAGCGTGCCCCTAGGGCGTCCCGGATCGCTGGCTGGCGGGCTGCTGCGGCGGTCTGCGGTACCGGCAGAGGCTCGGTGGAAGGGGGGGGAGGGTCAATCTCTGGGCCGAAGGCCGCCAGTACCGCCCGTTCCGTCTTTTTTTTACGCCCGCGAAAAATGAAATTTAGCGAATAGCGCAATTTGCGCACTTTTTGATCAATGGAGTAGGCCATGCCAGGAGTTGCTGGGCGCTCCGGGCGCAAGCCGAAGCCGGCGGCAAAGAAGCTGGCGGCGGGCAATCCGGGAAAGCGTGCGATAAATAATGACGCGCCGTCATATGGCGAGATAACAAACATCTTCGCGCCTGAATGGTTGCAGGGACACGGGCGAGATCTGTGGGAACACCTGGCGCCGCTGTTGTGCCGGGAGAAAATCCTGCAGGCCACCGATATCCAAAACCTGGAAGCCTATTGTGCAGCCTATGGGCGGTTCCGCCGGGCTGAAGAGGACATCCAGAAGAATGGAATCGTGGTGGCCGGCTCGCAGGGAGGACCGCTGAAGAACCCTGCGGCAACTGTTGCCAATGAAGCGTTGAAGCAGATGGCGACCTATGGCGCATTTCTCGGGCTCGACCCGTCCAGCCGGCAGCGTTTGCAAGGGCCGAAGAAGGCCGGCAAGGGGAATCCCTTCGCCGCGCTGCTGGGCGGAGGCTGATAGATGGCCGCGCCCCAGTACCCACGGGTGGCGCAGGCGCTGAAGTTCGCAAAGGACGTAGTGAAAGGCAAGGTTCCGGCCTGCCGCTACGTTGTCCTGGCCTGCCAACGTCACCTTGATGACCTGGCCGCGAGTAAGTCGGCCAAGTATCCGTACCGATTCAATGCCGCAGAGGCCGAAAAAAAGCTAAATCTCATCGAACTAATGCCCCATACCAAGGGGGAATGGGCGTTCAAGCGTCAGCTTGTGACGCTGGAGCCGTGGCAGAAGTTCGGCCTGGGCGTGACGTTCGGGTGGGTGAAGAAAAAAGGAGGTTTGCGCCGCTTTCGCGAGTCGTACTGGGAGGTGCCGCGCAAGAACGGTAAAAGCGTAATCGCCGCGGGTGTCGGAATCTCGATGTTCGTGGCCGATGACGAGTTCGGCGCCGAGGTGTACTCGGGCGCGACCACCGAAAAGCAGGCGTGGGAGGTGTTCCGGCCCGCGCGCTTGATGGTGCAGCGCTCGCCTATGCTCGTCGAGCATATGGGCATTGAGGTAAACGCCCAGGCGCTCGCCAGGCCGGAAGACGGCAGCCGATTTGAGCCGATCATCGGCAATCCGGGCGACGGCGCGTCGCCTTCCTGCTCAATCGTCGACGAGTACCACGAACACGATAGCGCCGCCCTGTATGAAACCATGCTTACCGGCATGGGCGCCCGCCGCCACCCGCTGATGTTCATCATCACCACGGCCGGTGCGAACATCGAGGGCCCATGCTACGACAAGCGCCGCGAAGTGATCGAGATGCTTGAGGGCCTGGTGCCCAACGATGAGCTTTTCGGGTGGATCTGGACGCTGGACGAGGGGGACGACTGGACGGACCCCAAGGTTTTGGCGAAGGCGAACCCCAATATGGGGGTGTCGGTCTACGCTGATTACCTCATCAGCCAGCAGCAACGCGCGATCAAGCAGGCGCGCTTTACCAACACCTTCAAAACAAAGCACCTCAACCTCTGGGTGACCGCCAAGGCGGGCTACTTCAACCTCCAGCAGTGGGAAGCATGCAAGGACGAAACCCTCACGCTGGAGCAATTTGAGGGGCAAAGCTGCTTTCTGGCGTTCGATCTGGCCCGAAAGCTAGATATGAACAGCATGGCGCGCGTTTTCTACCGCGATATTGATGGAAGGCGCCATTACTACTGTGTCGCGCCACGGTTCTGGGTGCCAGAGGACACGGTGAACGACACCGATAACAAGCGCATGGCGGAGCGCTTCCAGAAGTGGGTGAATACGGGGCATCTTCACACATCCGAAGGGGCAGAAATCGACTATCGGGAGATTCTTGCCGAGGCCGAGGACGCCAACCGCCTAAACCCAGTTTTGGAATCTCCCATCGACCCGAGTGGGGCGACGAATCTGTCGCACCACTTGGATGACGAGGGCTTAACTCCCATTACGGTGGTGCAGAACTACACCAACATGAGCGATCCGATGAAGGAACTAGAGGCCGCGATTCAGTCGGGCCGATTCCATCACGACGGCAATCCGATCATGACCTGGTGTATCAGCAACGTCATTGGCAAGCACCTGCCGGGCAATGACGACGTGGTCCGACCCATCAAACAGGGCAACGACAACAAGATCGACGGCGCTGTGGCGCTGATCATGGCAATCGGCCGGGCAATGCTCGCTGAGCGTAATGGGTCCGTACTGGACCACTTGACCGACGACGACATTCTGGTGATGTGAAATGAAAAATCTGCTGATTGACGCAGCCGGCGTTGCTGGGCTGGGCTGTTTGGCGGCCGGGGTGTACGTCCAATATGGCGCCGGGCCGTCGCTAATCGTGGGCGGCGCGTTACTGCTGGCATTTGCTTTGCGGGCAGCGGCTGGGAGGCGCGGATGATCCTATCCTCACTATTTGAAGGCCGCAGCATCGAGAGCCCTTCTGTACCCTTGACGGGCCAGAACCTGCAAGAGTACTTGCACGGCGAGGGCAAGCGTATCTCGGTGACGCCCGAGGCCGCTTTGAGCCTGTCGGCGGTGTATGCCTGTCACTATGTGCTGTCGAGCAATGTGGCGCAGTTGCCGGCGGCTGTGCTGCGCAAGCAGGGTGAAAACATCAGCCTGGCCACGGACCATCCCGCATTCGACCTCATCCACGCCAAACCCAACGACTTTCAGACCAGCTACAAGTGGCGAGAGACCAAGCAGCACCATGTGCTGGGCTGGGGCAACGGCTACACGCGCATCGTTCGTAGTCGATCAGGGGAGTTGCGCAGCCTGGAGTTTTGTACGCCATGGACCACAACGCTGATCAAGCCGGCCGGCCGCTGGATCTACAGCACGCAGGACGAAGACGGCACGCCCCTGGCCGTGCATCCGGACGATATGGTGCATATCCGCGCCTTGGGTTCGACCGGGCGGCTGGGTAAGGGAATCATCCAGCAGCACGCGGAGATGTTGGGCCTTGGTCTAGCCGCACAGCGCTATGGCAGAGAGTTTTTCGAGGGAGGAGGCCGCCCAACAGGCATTTTGACGGTCAAGGGAGACCTGAAAACCGATTCCTGGAACCGGCTGCGGGACTTCTGGAACAAGGCGGTTGCGCGCCTCATCCAGTCCGAGAACAAAACACTCCTGCTGCCTGCGGATCTGGACTACCGCGCGCTGACCATCCCCCCCGAGGCGGCCCAGTTCCTGGAGACGCGCAAGATGAACCGCACGGAGATTGCGGCCATCTACAACGTCCCTGCGGACATGATTAACGACCTGGAGCGCGCCACCAATTCGAACATTACCGAGCAGAGCATCCGCTTTGTGCGGTACTCGATGATGCCCTGGGCGGTCAACTGGGAGCAGGAACTTAACTGCAAGCTGTTCACTGCGGCGGAGCGGCGCGCCGGCTACTACGTGAAGCTCAACTTGGCGGGCCTGCTGCGCGGCACCCCCAAGGAGCGGGCGGAGTTCTATCACTACGCCATCACCGATGGCTGGATGGACCGCAACGAAGTGCGCACCTTGGAAGACTTCAGCCCGCGTGACGGGTTGTCCGAAATGCTGGTCAGCGTCAACGCAAAGCCGGCCGCCGAAGTGGGCAAGGCGCCGGCAAATAGCCAATAGGAAATGCCATGAAAGACCTCGAAATGCGCACGCTGGGCAACCAGCCGTGCGAGCTGCGCATGTCCGCCGAAGGCGAGGCGGAGCGCCCGCAGATCACGGGCTACGCGGCTGTGTTCAACACCCGCAGCGCGTTGCTGTTCGGTTCCTTCGTCGAGGAAATCGCGCCGGGCGCGTTCGACGACGTGCTGGGCGACGACGTGCGAGCGCTGTTCAACCACGATCCCAATTTCGTCCTCGGACGCACCCGCAGCAACACGCTGCGCCTTGAAATCGACTCGCGCGGCTTGGCCTACACGATCGACCCGCCCGATACGCAGACGGTCCGCGATCTGGTGTTGACCCCGCTCAAGCGTGGCGACGTGACGGGATCGAGTTTCGGGTTCCGCGTCGCGGCGGACGGTGATGAATGGCGCCGCGAGGGCGAAATTGTGGTGCGAACCATCCACAAGCTGGCCGAACTGCGCGACGTGTCGCCGGTGACGTATCCGGCCTATGGGGATAGCCACGCCGCCCAGCGCTCGCTGGACAGCTGGAAGAAGAAAGCCGAAGGCATCCAGGAACTGGCGGCCAAGGCTGTTAATGAGCGTCGCGCACGCGAACGCTTCCTTGAACTGATGTCAATCTGAACGGAGTCAACGATGACCCTTGCTGAACTGAAGAAAAAGCGTGCGCAAGTCGCCAGCGAAATGCGCACTTACCACGATGCCCAGGGCGAGAACGCCTGGGGCGACGAGCAGCGCACGAAGTGGGACGCCATGAAGGCCGACCTCAAGAAGCTGGACGATCAGATCGGGCGCGAGGAAGAACTGCGCGCCGACGAGCAGCGCTTCGTTGACGACAACGCGACCGCGCTGGCCGCCGCTGCCGCCACTGCCGCCGACAAGAAGAGCCCCGAGGAACAGCGTTCCCAGGCGTTCGTGAAGTTCCTGCGTCACGGCGCCGGCGATCTGACGCCCGAAGAACGCAAGCTGCTCGCGGAAGTCCGCGCGCAAGGCGTGTCCCCGGCTGAAAAGGGCGGCTATACCGTGCCGACGACCTTCTGGGCGAAGGTGGTCGAGTCGATGAAGCAGTACGGCGGCATCGCCAGCGTCGCGCAGATCCTGACCACGGACGGCGGTGGTCCCATCGAGTGGCCCACCAGCAATGGCACCGAAGACGAAGGCGAACTGATCGGCGAGAACACCGACGCAGGCGAAAAGGATGTGGAATTCGGCATGGACGCCCTGGGCGCGCACAAGCTGACCTCCAAGGTCATTCGCATCTCCAACGAACTGTTGGCCGACACCGGCATCGACATGGAGAACTTCCTGGCCGGGCGCGTCGCTTCGCGTATCGGTCGCGCCGAGTCCCGTCTGATCGTTATGGGCACGGGCACCGGCTCACCCGCGCAACCCAAGGGCCTGGCCGCATCCGCTGCCGTGGGCAAGCAGACCGCCTCGGCCAGCACCTTCACCTGGAAGGAAGTGAACGGTCTCATCCACTCCGTCGATCCCGCCTATCGTAACGCGCCGAAGTTCCGCCTGGCCTTCAACGATGCCACGCTGCAAATCCTGGAAGAAATGGAAGACGGCAACGGCCGGCCGCTGTGGATCCCGGGACTGGACGCCGGCGCCCCGGCGCGGCTGCTGAAGTACCAATACGTCATCGACCAGGCCATTCCGGCGGTTGCGGCGGGCGCGAAGTTCATGTTCGCTGGCGACTTCGATCAGTTCATCCTGCGCCGTGTGCGCTACATGGTCCTCAAGCGCCTGGTGGAACGTTACGCCGAGTACGACCAGACCGGCTTCCTGGCCTTCCATCGCTTCGGGTGCGTGCTGCAAGACACCGCGGCGATCAAGGCGCTGCAAGGCAAGCCGGGCTCGGGCGGCTAATCGAGGGGCGGGCCGGGTAACCGGCCCGCGTAGCCAAATGCTGGAATTGTCCGATATCCGCAGCCACCTAAACATCGACCCGGAGGACGCGGACGATTCGGTGCTGCTGCGCTTCCTGGGGGCGGCGGTTCGTCGCTTCGAACACAAGACGGGACGCGAGCTGTTTCGGAAGGCGGAGGATCTGCCGGACCCTGCCCCGTCAAATGCAGTTTTGCTGGATGCCGATATCGAGCTGGCCTTGCTGCTGTTGATTGGGCACTGGAACCCCAACCGAGAGGCCACGTCCGATCTATCTCTAGCGAACATTCCGCAGGGCTTTGACGAGCTTGCGGATCCGTATCGCTGGTGGCCCGACTAAGGAGTTGGCTATGTTCAAGGCAGGAAAGCGCAATCGGCGCGTTGAGATCCTGGAGCGCACGGGCGATAGGGACGCCGCCAATGACCTTGCGGATAATTGGAGGGAGGCGGGCAAGGCGTGGGCCTCGATCAAGTACGTGTCAGGCATTACCGCGATCAAGGCAGGAGCGGAGCAGGAGATTGCTAAGGCAAGTATCCGCATCCCGTATCGCCGTTCGGTCGTCGCAGGGATGCGAGTCCGTCACGGGAATGACGTATACGAAGTTGATGCTGTGTTGCCGGACGAAGAGCGGCGCGAGCACACGGATTTGGTGTGTCGGAAGCTGACCGAACGCGAGGTGGTGGCATGAGGAAAGCCAAGCTCTTTCGCGCAAACTCGGTTTCTTTCTCCATGGAGGGAGACATAGAGGCCCAGGTGGCTGCCTTCTTTGACCGAATCAAGGAAGAGGCATTGCGCCCAGCCGCGCATGCCATGGCCCTTGTCCTATATGACGAAATCCGGCTGCGCGTGCCTCATCGTCTCGGCAAACTCCAGTCCGCCATTTATCGCTGGTTCGACGACAAGCGGTCGACGCCGGATCGGAAGACCTACCTGGTGGGCGTCAACGTCACGAAGGCGCCCCATTGGTGGCTGGTCGAATATGGGCATTGGCGGCGCCATGCCGTGGTTCAGTTGGACGACGGTGGATGGATCACGCTGAAGAATAAGCCGCTCAAGGTGCCTGTGTTCGTCCCCGCCCAGTCTTACCTGCGGTCTTCAGTGGATGCGAAGCTAAAGGCTGCCGCGCAGGCTGGCCGCCGGCGGCTGGCCGAGAAGGTACGGGAGATTCAGAATGGTTGAATCGTTGATGCTCCAGGCGTTGGTGCCGATCTTCGAAGGACGGGTATATCCCGACACTGCCGCAGGCGATACGCAGATGCCTTTCGCCACGTTCCAGCAGGTCGGGGGCGCCTCCACGGTGTTCATGGATGGCGCGCTGCCGGACAAGCAGAACGCCCGCATGCAGATCACGGTCTGGGCAAAGGGCAGGGCGCAGGCGTCGGAGCTTATCGCCCGGGTGCAGACCGCGTTGTGCGGCTCGCCTTACTTCGGATTGCCTCAAGGGGCGCCCGTCTCGCTGCGGGACCAGGAAACCGGCTTCAAGGGCGCCATGCAGGACTTCAGTATCTGGTACACGCCATGACGACTCCCATTGTTATCGCAGGTGCCAGCGTTGCCTTGTGTGCCGAAGTGCCGCAGGTCGTGGGGCCGGGCGCGTTTGATTCGTTGGCGTTCATCCCCATTCGAGGCGTCCGGGTCTCTGGCTCGCTTGTGCTTCAGTACCAGACTGCCGCCTTCCATGCCCTGGGAAGCGCGGCTCCGTTCCAGCGCCGGGTGGCGCGGGCGCCCCAGACGTTGCAATTGGAGCTTCTGCGCCTGGTCGACCCAGGGCAAGCCATGTTGCGGCAGGCCGTGGGGCTGGATAAGCCCTACAGCTACCGCATCACGCTGCCGCGCGTGGGAGCGCATTTCTTCGTTGCCCGTGCCTCAAGCCGTTCCCTCTCGGTTGGCAGCGCCACCGACCTAGCTGGCGTGACGGTCGCCCTTGAACTGGAAAGCCAGATCGTCGAGCCATAGCAGGTCGTCTTATCCACTTTCGTCGTCCGCCCTCTTTGGGCAAAACCTACAGCCCGCAAATGCGGGCATTTTTTCGTTCATTGCAAGGAGCCTAGACATGGCCGTTTCTCTGCCGAACGGTGTCATCCTGTCGCTCGCGACCGGTTACGCCAATTCGAAAACCATCACGGCGATTACTAACGCCAATCCGGCCGTCGCCTCCAGCGCGGCCCACGGCCTGGCCAACGGCGCCTTGGTCGAACTGAAGTCCGGCTGGCAAAAGCTGAACGAGCGCATCGTGCGCGTCGCAGACGCCGCCGCCGGCACGTTCGCCCTGGAAGGGATGAACACCCTCTCGCCGATCCAGTTCCCGGCCGGCACGGGTGGCGGTTCGGTGCGCGAAATCGCCACCTTCACGCAGATTTCCCAGATCCTGGAAGTGTCCACGTCGGGTGGCGAAATGCAATTCGCCACCTACAGCTTCCTGGAAAACGACTTCGAAGCGCAGATCCCGACGCAGGCCAGCGCGCAATCGCTGGCGATCACCATCGCCGACGATCCGACGCTGCCCGGCTACAAGGCGCTCCAGGCCGCCGCCGAACTGCGCGAAGTGCGCGCCCTGCGCGTCGCTTTCCCCAACGGCTCGGTGCTGCTCTACAACGGCTATGTGTCATTCAACGAGACGCCGACCATGACCAAGGGCGAAGTGATGGGCGTGCAGGCCACGTTCTCGCTGCTGTCGCGGCCCGTTCGCTACGCCGCGTAATTTCCACGGCCGGGCACACGCCAGCCCACGGGCTGCTCAGGGATGGGCGGCCCATTTTTCCCAATTATCCATTTTTCGGAATCTCTCATGGCCAAGATCAAGTTCACCCTCGTTCCCAACCCGACCTTCAAGCACAAGGTGCCGATGCCCATTCCGGGCGGCGCGTTCGCGGATGTGGAATTCACCTTCAAGCACCGCGGCAAGGAGGAATTCACCGAGTTCCTGGAACGCGCCAAGGACATGGATGACACCGACCTGGTGCTGGCTATCGCCAGCGGCTGGGAACTGGAAGAGCCGTTCGACAAGGACAACGTGGGCCAGCTGGTCGAGAACTACGTCGGTGCGGCCCGCGCCATCTTCACGGCCTACATGGACGAAATCGTCAAGGCCCGCCTGGGAAACTGACCGCGCTGGGTGTCGCGCTCTACCGCCGGCCGCCAGACGTGAAAGAGCTGGAGGCGTTCGGCCTCACGCCGGAGGACGTAGAGGCGCCGCCTGTCGAAATATGGCCCGAGAACCAGCAGGCGTTCGAGATATTCGCATCGCTGCGTACCCAGTGGCGCGTCAGCTTTGCCGGCGTCACCGGCCTGGACTATGGCGTCCTTTATCGCAGGCTTGACCGGCTTGGCCTGTCTGCCGAGCGATGCGACGAGCTGGAAGACCAGATCCGCGTCCTTGAGGACGCGGCGATACAGGAAATAAATCGCAAGTAGCCGCCCTCGGGCGGCATTTTTTTGGATCTTGTCATGACTGATGTGATTGCTAGGAGCGTTGTCCAGGTCGACGGCGATGCGTCTGGGCTGTCCGCCACCATGGCGGAGGTAGCTCAGGAGACCGGCAAGGCCAAGAAGTCCATCGCATCGCTCGGGCGCGAGGCGTCTCAGGAGATGAACAAGGCTGCGGACGCTGGTGTCCAGGCCGGCAAGAAGCAAGAGCGCGCTCTACAAGGCCTCATTAACCAGATTCAGCGCCAGATCGCCGCCAGCGCAGCTGGAGCGCGCGGCACGTCGTCGTTTTACACGGAAATGGCGAAGCAGCGGGGTGTCGACGTTGAGCAGCTGAAGCCGTACCTGACGCAACTGGACGCCGTAGTGGCAAAACAAGAGGCGGCGAAGGCGGCTCTGCACGCGACGACGCCCGTGATGGATCAGATGGGCATGTCAGCCAAGGCCACCGCTGCGGCCATGCGCGGGCTGCCTGCCCAGTTCACCGACATTATCGTGTCGTTGCAGGGCGGCCAGCGTCCCATGACGGTGCTGATGCAGCAGGGCGGCCAGCTGAAGGACATGTTTGGTGGCCTTGGCCCCGCAGCGCGAGCGATGGGCAGCTACATCGCCGGCTTGGTCAATCCGTTCACGCTGGCCGCCGGTGCGGTGGCCTTCCTGGGGGCGGCCTACCTGAAAGGGGTAGACGAATCCCAGGCATTTAACCGGACCGTCATTCAAACGGGCGGGGTGGCGGGCGTGACTGCCGGCCAGCTGCAGGACATGGCCCGCCGGGTGGGCGATGTGGTCGGCACGCAGGGTAAGGCGGCCGATGCGCTCAATCTCTTTGCCAGTTCGGCAAAGGTCGGCGCCGAGAACATGGAGCAATTCACCGCGGCTGCGGTGCGCTGGGAGAAGGCCACGGGCGCCGCCGTGGCGGATACGGTGCAGAACTTCGTCGAGCTTGGGAAATCGCCGCTGGAAGCGGCCCTCAAGCTCAATGAGGGAATGAACTTCCTGACCGCGACGACGTATGAGCAGATCCGCGCACTGGAGCGGCAGGGCAAGACGGCCGAGGCGGCGAGCGTGGCCCAGCGTGCCTATGCCGATGCGCTCAACGACCGCGCGCCGAAGCTGTCTCAGAATCTCGGCCTGCTGGAGCGCGCTTGGAAGGGCGTGAGCGAGACCGCCCGAGGCGCCTGGGACGCGATGCTCGATATCGGCCGCACCGGCACGCTGGAAGAGCGCATCGCCAAGCAGGCGGCCACCGTTCAGGCGCTGGAAAGCAAGCTCCAGGCCCGGCTGGCGCGCGGTGGCGCCACCGGCAACATGGCCGATCTGATCAAGGCGGCCGCGACCGAACAGGAACGGCTGGAGCGCGAGTATTTCGAGGCCCAGGGCAAGGCGCAGGCCGAACGGGACCGCCGCAAGGCGCAGGACCAAACGCAGTTTCGCGCCGACTATCTGGAGGACGACAGCCGCAATACGAAGCCGCAACAGCGCCAGCGCGCCATCGAGAAGGAGGCGGCGGCATTCCGCAAGGCGGTGGAGGGCCTGAAGGAGGGAACGGACGAGTATCGCAAGGTCTACGCCGCCCACAAGATCAAGCTGGCCGATATCGACAAGCAGTTTGAGGATAAGGATGCAGGCAAGGGGCCGTCCGGCGCCGAGTCGGAAATTGCCCGGCTGCGCGCCCGGATCGCGGAAGAGAAGGCGCTGGCGGTCGAACTGGACCAGCGCGGCTTGCACACGAGCAAGCTGAACGAGTATGAGCGGCGCTCGGCCGAGATCGGCGAACTGCTCAAGGGCACCCTCAAGTCTCAGGTACGGGCCAGCCTGGAGCGTACCAAGGCGCTGGCGACCGAGGCGGGGGCGTTGATGCGTGCCAACGCGGAAACGAAGGCTTTCCAGGAATCCCGCGAGAAGTACTTCGCCAGCCTGGAGGACGGCGTAGCCAAGATTGCCCAGGAAGCGCAAAGCGTTGAAGACCAGGTCGCCACCTATGGCCTGAGCAAAGCCGCGCTGGAGCAGCTGACGATCGCGCGCCTGGAGGAACGTAAGGCCGCGCTCCAAGGGTTTGACGGCTCCGAGCGGGAAGTCGAACTCATCGAGAAGGAAATCGATGCGCGCAAGCGCCTGGGCGCGGCGATCCGGCAGAAGGATATCAAGGACGCCCAGAAGAAGGCCACGGACGAAATGGCGCGCGACTGGGAGCGCACCGTGGACAAGTACGGCGACGTGTTCCGCCAGGGCTTTGCCGACATGATGAACAATGGCAAGGACGGTTGGAAGTCGTTCACGAAGTCGCTTGTCACGACGTTCAAGACCACAGTTGCCGACCAGATCTATCGGATGTTCGCGCAGCCGTTCGTGGCGACCATCGTCGGCAACCTGGCCGGCGTCATGGGCGGCAATGCGGGCGGTGGAGTCTTGGGCGGTGCGGCGGGTGCTCAAGGCGCGGTCGGCGGTGGCCTGAGCTTGATGAACGCCTTGAGTGTGGCCCGCACCGCCTATAGCGCTCTGACCGGGGGCTTCACTGCCACGCTGGCCTCGGGCATTTCGTCAATCGGCAGCGCAATTGGATCCTCGGCGGCGCAGCACTTCGCCCTGGGGATGACCGGCCAGGGGGCGAGCTTGGCGGCCGGCCTTGCCGGCCCCACGACCGCCGGTAGTTCGGCCGCTGCCGCAGGGTCCATGATGGCGAGCGCGATCCCAGTAGCAGGCTGGATCGCCGCGGGGATGATGGTCAATCGCTCGCTGTTCCGAGCGGGTTGGGATCCTGGCAACGGCACCATGGCGCCGATTGCCAAGTACAACCCCAATTACCGGCCCGTCGCTGTGGACGGATAAGGCGTTGCGCGCTGTAGGGGTGAGCGGGGAGTGGGCTTCCATGCTCTCTGGCTCGGCGATCATCGCGCGCGCCTTTGGCCGAGGCCCCAAGCAGTATGGCGATACCACCATGGTGGGCGATTTCAACTCGCTCGGCTTCAACGGGTATACCAGCACGCCCTGGAAGCAAAAGGGAGGATGGTTCCGCAGCAACCGCAACGGGACGCAGATTGGCGCGCTGGACAACGACTTTCTCAGCGATGTTGGCGCCGCGTTCGAGCAGATGAAGACGAACGCGGCCGGGCTTGCGGAAGCGGTCGGGGTGTCGGCATCGTCCCTTGCCACCTACAGCGATCAGTTCCGGATCAAGCTGACCAAGGACCAGGAGGAAAACCAGAAGCTTCTGGATGAGGCGCTGGCGAACATCGGCGAGAACATGGTCCGCTCGCTGGTGCCGAACATCGCCGACTTTTCCAAGGAGAACGAGACCGCCTCGGCCACGTTGCAGCGCCTGGGGGCAAACCTGGGGGCTGCGAATCGTGCGCTCAAATTGCTGGACTTGAAGCTCTACGACGTGTCGGTGTCCGGCGCTGCCACCGCTTCCAAGTTGGTGGATGCCTTCGGCAGTATCGACGCGATGAGCCAGGCGACCGCCCAGTATTACCAGCTGTACTACTCGGAGGCTGAGCGGGCGAAGTTGAGCCTGGCCGATATGGCCGATTCACTGAAGGGCGTCAACATCGCCCTGCCCAATACCATGGAGGAACTGCGCGGGATGGTATCGGCGCTCGATCTGACGACCGACGCCGGCCGCAAAGCCTATGTGGCGCTCCTGGCTATCGCCCCGGAGTTCGCCTCAGTCATGGAGGCCACCGCGCGCCGGGGCCAGGAGGCCGCCGGCAAGCTGCTGGAGGCGTTCACGGGCCGTGGTGCGCTTGCTGGCGCCTTGGACGGGGCGGCACTGAAGGCGATGTTGCTCGCCGACTCGCTGACCCTGGTCGGCACGTCGACGGGGCAGATATCGCGCCTCTTCCTGGATCTGGATTCGGGCTTGCTCGATTTCAGTGTCTCCAACACTCGTTTGGACGGCTCTCTTTCGGGGGCACAGGAAGCCAGTTTGTCGCTGGTGGACCAGATGGAGGTATTGCGGAGCACCATCGGCGGAACGGTCATCGACTTTGCGGGGCTGGCCGGGGCGCTGGAAAAGGTAGATACCGACGTATTTGTGGCTACCCTGACCGCCGCCTTTGAGCAGTTGGCCACCCGCATGCGGTCGCTGTTGGACAGCATCGCCAATGAGCGAATCGCGGTTCGCCAGGCTGCCCAGCAGGTGCTGGACCCTGGGGCCATGTCACCCGAGGCGATACGCAAGGGTATCCAGGAAATCGCTACCGCCTTGCCCAGCAACGCAGGCCTGGTGGCTGCCGGCGCCCAGCTGAACTACGCCGATTCGGTTCTGGCTCAGAAGCTGAGCGCGCGAAATGCTGCGGAGCAGTCTTACAACTCGGTCAAGGCATCTCACGATACCGCGACCGGCAATCTTGACGCGGCCCAGCAGCGAGCCAGTGACGCCCAGGCGTGGCTGGACAAGCTGAACTGGGATATCTACGCGCCCAAGACGGTCCCGTACAAGAAAAAGAACTGGAAGGAACTGGACGCGGCGCGTTCGGTGGCCCAGGCTCAGCTTCCGGCCGCCCAGCAGGCGCTTGCGCAGGCTCAGGCCGCGCTGGCGGCCGCCCAGGCTGCCGCAGCTGCGGCGCCCAGTGCCGCAGAGGTAAGCCGGCTACAGGCCGCCTATGCCTCGGCCGTGACCGAGGCCGCCAGCGCTCAAGCCGTGGCGACCGAAGCCGCGAACAATGCGCGCACGGAGCAGACGGCCTACGCGGATGCCTTGCAGAAGTTCGCCCTGGATGCCAGCAAGTCGGTGGGCAAGCTGGGCGAGCTTCGTACGGAGACGCTGCGGTATTACGAAGCCCAGAAGGCGCTGGCGAACTTGCTCGCGGAGGGAGCCAAGGGCCTGCGCAAGACGGTGAAGGACTACCGCGTCAGCCAGTTGTCGCCGGAAGATCAGTTCGCCAATTTGCAAGCGGACTATGCCAAGGCGTATGCCAAGGCCATGGGTGCGGATGGGGAGGAACTTGCTGGGTATGCCGACGAGTTGAACAACCTGATGCTGCCCATGCTGGAGGCAGCGAAGGGGGCGTTTTCTTCGGATGAGCAGTATCAGGCGTTCATCGCCACAGCCTTGGCTCGCGCCGAGGCGGTGGCAGGGCGCATGGATGCTGTGGCGCCGAAGGACTACCAGAAGCAAAGCCTGGACTTGCTGGCCGAGATTGACGCCAAGCTGCTGGAACTGGAGAAGTCCGCGCTGTCGGGTGATCAGGTGTTGACCAACGCGATCAACGCCGCACGCGATGCGACGGTGAACGGATTGCGGCAAGTGGTCAACGCCTTGACCGGCCGGGCGGTTGCTGCGTTTGCCAAAGGTGGTTTCCACACTGGCGGCCTGCGGTTGGTTGGCGAGAACGGGCCGGAGTTGGAGGTTACCGGGCCGTCTCGGATCTTCAACGCCGACCAGACGCGCGCCATCCTGGCGGGCGGCGACGACAGCCAGATGCTGGTGCTGCTGCGGGCGCTTCTGCAAGAGCAACAGCGCCTACGGGAAGAGGTCGAGAACTTGCGCATCGAAGCGCGGGCGACGGCCAGCAATACCGGCAAAACGGCCCGCCAGCTGGACCGCATTGAGGCCGATGGCCTGGTTGTCCGGCCGGATGGTGCTGAGGCTCTACGTGTGGAGGTCACGAACGGATGAAAGTAATCAAGCCTGTTTTCATAGGCCGCGATCAGTTGGTTTCGTCCAGCGTCTCCGAAGACGAGTACCCCGCCTACAGCCCCACGACCGATTACTCGGTGGGGCAGCGGGTGGTGTATGAGTCCAAGGTGTATGAGTGCGTCCAGGCGCCGAACAAAGGCAACACGCCGGGGGCGGCGCCGCTGTACTGGGCGCTGGTCGGGCCTACCAACCGATGGGCGATGTTCGATAGCGAGGTCAGCACGCAGACGATTGGCGATAGCCCGTTGCGTGTGGTTGTTCGGCCTGGGCTGATCAACAGCCTGGCGCTTCTGGAACTCGTCGGGACGAAGGTGCAGGTCACAGGGCGGGACGGCCTGGACGGGGCGGTCATCTACGAAGCGGAGCGCGTACTGGAAGGGTCGATAGTGACCAATTGGTACGAGTACTTCTTCGAGCCGTTCTCGCCTTTGACGGAGCTAGTCCTTACCGACTTGCCGGCCTATGGCAGCTTGCATCTTGAAGTTGCTATTTCGGCGCCTGGCGCAGAAACGGCGTGTGGCGCCATGGTTTGTGGAACGGCCTATTTCATCGGAGATGCGGAGTATGGCGGCAGCGCGGGCATTGTCGACTACAGCCGCAAGGAAACGTCGGAAACCGGCGTGACCACGTTTCGCAAGCGCCGCTTCTCGCGCCGCATGTCGCAGCGCCTGTGGTTGGAGGGTGCGCGCTTTGCAGCGGTCTATCGACTGCTGTCCGGCCTGCGCGCTACTCCCTGCGTTTGGATCGGCACGGACGCCGAGGGCTACGGCCCCTTGACGGTCTACGGCTTTTATCGGGACTTTTCCATCGATATCGCATATCCGATGGTGAAGTTCTGCAACCTTGAAATCGAAGGACTTACTTGAGATGGCAATTACGAGTCTGCCTACCCCGCCCAGTCGAAGCGATCCGGAGAATTTCCCGGAGCGGGCGGACGCTTTTATGGCTGCGCTACCGCGCTTCGCCACGGAGGCCAACGCTCTGCAGGAGCATGTGAACGAAGCGGCGGCGACTGTTGATCAGGACGCCGCCGCGGCAGCCCTGAGTCGCGATGCGGCCGCCGAAAGCCGGAGCCAAGCGGGTCAGTCCGCTCAAGCCGCGGAGACCGCGCGGCAGGTTGCTGCCCAGAAGGCAGGAGAGGCCGGCGCGAGCGCGCAGCGGGCACAACAGTGGGCCGAGAAATTGGGCGCGCCGGTGGAGGGTGATGGCTTCTCGGCGAAGCACTGGGCCGAAGTCGCGGCCATGGGGGCGGGCTTGCCCGTCTACATGCCCGATAGCCTGCCGCCCCAAAACGTTGGCCCGATCTACATCGCCGGCCAGGGCAATGCGGAGTGGGACGCGGCGACGGGGCGCTATCGCGTTAACTCCGATATTCCGGTGGGGGCTGTGGCCTGGTGGCCGCTGCGCACGTCCATCCCTGCGGGCCAGATTCCGGCGGACGGGCAGACCGTCAGCCGCGCTACCTTTCCCGACCTTGCCGCCATGGTGGTGGCTGGCAAGCTGCCGGTGGTGTCTGAAGCGGACTGGCAGGCTGATCCCCTCAAGCGGGGTAGCTACTCGCTGGGCGACGGCTCGACCACCATCCGCTTGCCCGATCTGAACGGCAAGTCGGCCGGAACGCTTGGCCGCGTGTTCCTGTCTGGTGACGGAGTCAATTCCGCCGCGACAGCTGGCCTGATCCAGCGCGATGCGCTCCAGGGACACCGCCACGGTCCCATTCGTATCGTGGGACAGGGTGTCACCACCGGAGGCGTCACGTTTAACAACGTAACCGGGGCCGGTGCGTTCACTGGTGCTGATCTTGTCGGCGAACCTTCCGCGGACGGCACCAATGGCACGCCGCGGATCGCTGCTGAAACCCGCCCGCAGAACGTCGCGGGTGCTTGGACCATCCAGGCCTTCGGCGCCGTCACCAACCCTGGAGCGGCCGACGCCGCCCAGTTGGCAAGCGATTACGCCAATTTGAGTGCACGCGTTCAAACTTTACAAGGAACCCCAATTGACCATGGTCAATGCCGATTCGTCTATGTCAGCGCCACCGAATGCCGGCTGATGCCCTACAACGGCAACGGCCTCATCATCGGCGGTAAGCAATACCGCATAAAGCCCGAAGGCGCCTCGGTAACCACGTCCGCCACCGCAGCGAATGGGCGGTACTACGTTTTCGCGATTGACGATGGCGCGGGAAACATCGCCCTGGAACTGGCGGTGGCGGCGAATTCCTTGCACGAAACCTATATCGACGGCGTCGAGATTAAGACGGGAGACTCTACTCGAACACTTGTTGGATGGCTGGGGACGACTGCTGCTAACCAGTTCGTCGACAACGCAGGTATCAATCGCTTCGTAGCGTCCTGGTTTAACCGGCGCGTGCGTGGAATTACAGAGGCGGTCGGCGGAACCTTGGCGAGCACTTCTGAAATCCCGCTGGGCAATGGCCGCAGCATGTTTAATTGGGGGGGCGAAGATGTGTATTCGTTTATCACCGGCTACGCCAACATGAGCACAAATAATTTTTACTCCTTGCACCTTCGCCGGGGCGGGGCCGTTTTTGTGCCTGGTACGGCGGGCGGATCGGGCAACACTTCCGGGCAGTCCGGGGTATCGGCCGCCTCTTCAATGATCGGGGCACCCGACGAGAACGCCGCGACGTACCAAATGTGGGGCAGTGTCAACGTGGGTACGGCGCAATTGGGGCAGCGCTTTACCGTTTTCACCAATATTTGAGGGTAAACCATGCCTAAAACTTTCGGGCCATCTTTCGAGTCTGAGCTAGTTGCGGCGGGCCTGCTTGGCTTGCCGTTCATTTGGTACGACGATGGAACCATAGGCTATGGCCCCGACATCCGCGACGAGGATCGCGCGGCCGTGGAAGCCGTCGCCGCTGCGCATGACCCGACGGTGCCGGCACCCGCCGCTACGCCCGAGACTGTGTCCCGCTACCAGGGCCGCGAGGCGATGCGCCTCACGCCATATCCGAAGGAAGGGCGGCCGGACTGGACGCTGTTTGAGGCGTTCGAGGAACTGCTGAACGATCCGACGACTCCGGCGTACTACCGTCGGGCTTGGGACGAGTTGCAGGCATTCGAATGGGGCAGCGCCATGCTGCACGCGGCGGCCGACGTGCTCGGGCTGACGCTGGCCCAGCGCCTGGACCTGTTCCGCTTTGCGGCCACATTGAAGGCATAACGTCAGTCGCGTCCTCTAAGTGTGTTGTGCCCGCTTCGGCGGGCTTTTTTTCGTCCATACGGGAGAGGCAATCATGCACACCGTCAACAGGAGCAGGGAAATTATGGAACCGAGTTCCACGGGGTTGGGCGGCTTGGCGGCCCTGAAGGGCCTTGAAGGTTTGGGAGGACTGGCGGCGGTGAAGGTCGCCATGGCCTACGGTGTGCCGGCGGCAATTGCGGCGATTCTGGGGTTGCTCATCATGCCTCCGCGTACCGGCCGCGAATTCACGGTACGCACCATCTGCACGGTCGCGTGTTCGTTCATGTTCGGCCCGGCGCTCGCCGGGGCGGTCATCGCCTGGAAGCCGGGGCTGATGGAGGCCATGACGTGGCTTGCGCAGCACGGCGCCGGCAGCGACGACGCGCTGCTGGCCAAGTTTTATGTGCTGGGGCCGAGCATGTTGCTGGCCGGCTTGCCGGCCTGGTGGGTGTTGGGTGCCTACATGCGCTGGATGGCGAGCATGCGGCAAAAGGGGCTTTTGCAGTGGCTCGCCGAGGTACGGGCCAAGCTCCTGGGCCTGCGGTCGGGCGGGGAGGGCTGAGCCATGGTTCTGAAGAAGATCATCGATACCGCCGTCAGCCCTGCGCTCGCGCTGCTGCCGACGCGCATGGACACGCCGGCGGCGCGCGTCATGCTGCTGGCGATTGGCCTGCAGGAAAGTCGATTCACGCACCGCCAGCAGATCGGCGGGCCGGCGCGGGGGTTCTGGCAGTTCGAGAAGGGCACCCGCGCGAGCCGTGGCGGAGTGTGGGGCGTGTTCCTGCACGCGGCGAGCAAGGGCCACTTGGCGGCCTTGTGCAAGGCCCGCAGTGTGGCTTGTGACCCGGACGCGATCTACTCGGCGCTGGAGTATGACGACGTGCTGGCGGCCGGAGTGGCGCGGCTGCTGCTGTGGACCGATCCCAAGGCGCTGCCGGCTATTGGCGACGCTGACGCGGGATGGTCGCTGTATCTGCGCACCTGGCGGCCCGGAAAGCCGCATCCGAAATCCTGGCCGGCGCTGTATGCCCAGGCCATGGCTGCGGTGGAGGTCTGACCATGCCCGCATTCGTGCAACGGATATGGGGCTACGTCGTCGCCGCGGCGGCGGCCGTTGCCGCAGTGGTGCTGGTCTACCTGCGCGGGCGCAGCGCCGGCCGCGCGGATGAGCGCCAGGAGCGTAACGACCGGATCAACGAACAGGCGGCGAAAGCCCGCCAGGAGGTGCGCAATGTGGAGGATGAAGTGGCCCGTATGGACGATGACGCCGTTTCTGATCGGCTCAAGTCTGACTGGGTGCGCCGTTCCGGCCAGGGTGGGGATTGAATATTGCGATCACGCGCGGCCGATCTACTTCGATTCGGCGGCGCAGGTTGATCAGACGCCGCGGCCGATATCGCGCCAGATCCTAGATCGCAATGCGACCTGGGCGAAACTCTGCAAGGGTCGTCGAGGTTCTACTCGTTGACCCATTGCATCCACCAGCCCTGGTAGTAGCGCACGCCTGCGATTTCTTCGAAGCCGACCACCATCATGCCGCGGTCTGACGCGAAGGTTAGGAGTTGGGGTTCCAGTAGATCGGGGATGGCGCTAGGTACCGTGGCGCCGAACTTCGCTAGCGCATCCATAGTCATGCGCGGCACATGCCGATTCAGACCTTTGTGAAGCATGGAGTACATCCGGACCGTGCCCACGACGGGCTGGCCTGGGTCGTTGTCGCGGCGGCGTTCGCCAAGGTGGTGTGTGCGTAGGACGCTGCACTGGAATTGCACGATCTACTCGAAAATACTGTACATATATCCAGTATAATTCGCCGTCAAAGCGGTGCAATTAGGCCCCGATTTTGCCCGTTAGGGGACGGAACATGGCGGATGTGACGGACTGGCAGCAGAGGGATGAGTACTACTGGGCGGGACCGGGAGGCTGGACGATCTGCAAGGTGTTCGCGCAGAACCGCTGGCAGTACGAGGTCTGGGCGGTGAACGGCACGCGGCACGGCATGGAGCCGTCCCTGGTCGCCGCGATCACGCTCTACGATAAGGTGAAAGGCTGACGCCTATTTCTCCATAGGCGTGGCCACCAGCCGGCCTACAGGGAAAGGCACCAGGAAGTCTCGTGTCGCATCCGCTGGTGCGGTGAGCCAGTCGCCGTAGGCGCCCTCGGGCAGGATGACGACCATTCGCTTTTCCTTGCCGGCCTGGTGGTAGTCGCGGAACAGTGGATCCTCGTCCGCGTTGATTGTAAGCATGGTGTAGCTCTCCTGCAGCTGGCCGGCGGTATCCCTGAATCTATCCCACAGGCCGGCGATGCCCAGCGGCGCGCCGTCGGCCCGGGTGAAACGGGTAGCCACCGCGGCGCCCGACCTCCAGTCAGGTTCGAAGATGGCGTCGGCCGGGATGATGCAGTGCTGGGCCCGGCGCCAGGCGTTGCCGAAGGTGAAGGACTTGGCCGCTGTCTCGCTGCGGGCGTTGAACGTCGACAGCTTGCTGGCCTTGTCCAGGCCGACCGCCTTGGTCATGGCGCTGATCAGGCCCCAGCGCCCCACGACTGCCTCGCGCTCCGGTACGGCCTCATCGCCGGCGTCATGCTCGACCGGCCGCCGGATGAAGACGCCCGGGTAGCGCGGCCACATGTCGTACTTGCCGCCGGCCGGCTTGTTGGGCGCGCCGAACTTCTTCAGCAGCAGCTCTGCATCTTTAAGGGTTTGGTAGTGGCTGCACATTCCGCCTCCTTTCGGTGGCGCCAATTCAAGCCGCGGCAGATAGCCACATTACATCCTGCCCATCAACTTATCCATCAAATCGTCTACATCGCCAGCGCGTTGACGTACAACCTCAAACAAATCGGCTAAGTTCTGGCCAGAGAATCGGGCTGACTCCAAGGTCTCGCCCTGTTCGTATATATATAGGTAATGTCGCGCAGTGGGCGCGGATCGGACGCCCACATCGGATAGCTGGGAACGCTGTGGTCTAGCAATATCGAATAGCGCAATCTTGGCGCCCGGGAGGGCCGCTTCGTAGTAGTGGCCTATGGTCTCCGGTAGCACAGATTGACGAACTTCAGAAGGTGCGTGCCGTAGTTTCCAAGTCATCTCCTTCATCAATGTTCTTTTGATGAGGTGGTGGGTGAAATTAATTACTTTCTTAGGATCGGCCATGCTACCTGCTCCAACTATCAACCTGAACAAAGTTTTCTAGGTGCGCCACAATATGCGCAATGTTCACACGGCAGTCCAACATGTCTTGAGTTGATATCGTTGGCGTCTCAACGCGATTTCGCTTGGTTTTTAGAAATTTCCGCAACGCTTTTGATTGACTCTTCGCGTCGCTCGAGTAGTGCCTCACAACGATCGACAGCTTGCTATCCAAGTTGGCGAACAACAGCCGCACCTCCTCGTCGGAAGCGGGGACCGACTCAGCCGAGTTGGCTGCGTGTTGGATTATTTGACTTTGCATGCTGGTTAATATGGGTATCAACTCACCCGCCAGCCCACGAGCCATGTATCGGCCTCGAATCGTGCGTAGAGACAAAGCGGCGTAAAACGAGAATATTAGGCCAACGATTGAAGCATACTCGGCGATGGCAGTGACGGTCATTTGATGGGTGCGCTAGGCCAGGCGACAGATTTTAAATCTCTGAACGATTTCATGTTACACCAGGTTTCTATTCTTCGCGATGGCGCCGAGGCCTAGAGCCGCGCCGCGATCTGCTCCGGCGACTCACGGTAGTACACGCTTTGAAGCATCCGCAGATCCTTGTGTCCGCTGATTTTTGCGAGGGTCATAACGTCCACTCTGCGCGCTAGGCGTGTCAGTGCCTCCGCGCGAGAATCGTGAAAATGAAGATCCTCAATCAGCAGACGGTCGCGTGTCTTGCGGAATAGGGCATCCAACAATGTTGCGGAAATTGCGAAGCACCGATCAAGGTGGGCGACGGGGCGAAGCAGGCGCGCAGCGTGGCGGGTCAATGGAACCTGGCGCGGCCTGCCGGTGATGTATTGCATCTTGTGCGTCACCTCGGCAACTCGTCTGCCTAAGTCCAAGGTGCTTTTCCCTAGGCTGAGAATCTCGCCGGCACGCATCGCTGAGCGCAACCCGACTAGAAAGGCCAGTGCCACCTCTTGGCTTTTTGTCTTGGGTGCTGTTCCTGTGCGGTGCCCTAAGTCGCGGCAAATGCGCTTGACTTCGTGTGGTGAGACGCGGCGAGTCCTTGGTGGGGCTTCTGGCAGGGTCCGCAGGCCTTCAAACGGATTGTGATCCATCCAGTGCCATTCCTTGCGGGCGATGGAAAAGGCATTGCGTAGCCAATTGATGTCACGTTGCACCGATGCAGTAGAGACTGGACGGGATCGTCTGCCATCGGGGGCGGTAAAGCCGGCTAAGCGGGCGTCCCTCCACGCCGCCAAATTGGGAGTGTGGAGGTTGGACAGCTTGCGGTCGGCTATGTCCGGGAAGTCGCGCAAGAAGGCGCCAATGCGCAGGCCTTCGTGCCGCGAGCCTTGTTTCTGACTGGACACTTCTTTTTCATAACGGGTGAGCATTTCGCGCACCGTATAAAGGTCCGCCGGCTGAGCGTCTTTCCGCTGGCGCAATTCGGTTTCGCGGGCTGAAGCCCAGGCTTTGGCTTCGCGCTGGGTACGCAGTACTTTCGAATCACGAACACCAGCAACATAGACCTGGACGCGCCATCCATCCTTGTGCGCCTTGATGGAAGCCAT